ATACTTTTCATGGTTGTGGGTGTATTCTTTCCGTACCCAACATTTAAAATACGGGATGTTTGACTGTAGGTACGCCATTTACTGCTATGGCGTAAGTTTTTTAACAGTCCCACCCTTATTCATCATGCGCTTTTTCTTTGTACCGCCCTTATTCATCATTTGGTTTTTCTTAACAGCACCGCCCTTATTCATCATGCGCTTTTGAAGAGGGCTATTTTGATCCATCATTTGATCGTTCTTAACAGCGCCGCCTTTATTCATCATGCGCTTTTTCTTTGTGCCGCTTTTGTTTTTTTGTTTTTTGACGGCTGCGTTACCTATATTTACTCTTGAACCCGGCATAACTACCTCACGTGTATGTTGTTACTTTCCGACGGTCGCTTAGTACAGCGCCGCAACCTTTTGCAATCTCTTGACGCACTTCGCCGCCACGAGACATGTTTTTTACCGTTGCTTTTTTCGTGTTTTTAACAACAGTTTTGCCCTCTGACCCTTCCCGTTTTTTCTTTTTGGCCGTAGCCGCTCGTTCTGATTTACTTAACGAACGTGCTTTGGCTAACGGAAGACAACGGTCTGGATTTTCTTTGTCTTTTGAAGTGCCACAGTCACCAACGATATTACCGCTGCTGTCAATTCGCACCCATTTTTGATCACGCCATTTTTTTAACTCACCCATCAGGCTTTTTTCCTTTTGGATTTTTTTGCGTAATTAGGGTCTTTGCAATACTTAGAAGCCGCCATGTTTGCATAAGCAGACGGGTAGGTATCAAAAGTGCGCTTTGCCCAAGCCTTTCCAGCAGGACAAATTTTGCTTCCTTTACTTTTTTTAGAAGCTGCGCCGCCCTTTTTATAATAGGTCAAACCTTTTGGCATAGAGGCGCGATTCATTTACCACGCCTCACACGACCAATAACGCGCCGTGAACTTATCTTTTGCGGTATCGCAGTTATGGCGGGCTCTAAAACTTTTTCGACGTTTAGGCTGGCTTTTTTTAATGGTCATATCAGGATCGCCAAAACGAACCATCTTAACCTGATCGCCTTTTTTAGCTAAAACTACAGACTTTTTAGCCCCACCTTTTGAACGTTTTGGCTGGTTATACCCAGAAAACGTTTCTCCACGATACTCTATTCGCCCAGAAGGCAGCCTTTTTACGTTCTTTACCGTTGCCATATCGTTTTACGCATGGAAAGAAGTCAGGGTAAGGAACGTGCTTACGTTGTATTGAATGTAAACTCCACTGCCAAACAAAATACCCTCTTCCGGAATAACCACATCTCTAGTCGCAGTTGCGGACCCCACAGAACTTATTTTCATTAAACTCGTTCCTGAAGGGCTAGACGTGCGAAAATCAACGTTACCGGCCGTTGCTGTGCTCGTTAAAAAAACACCTTTAAGCCGTGCTCGTCCTGCAAAAATAACAGCGGACGCTACCCCACTAATTCCAGCTTGGACGTTACCTGCGGGATCTCCCACGGCGGTTATGCTTGCAATCGTCAAGAAAAAATTACTGCTAGTAGCCGCGTCTGCGTTTGCCCCAGTCACGGTTTCTGTTTGAGAATCTCCATTTACATCGGTTCCAACGACAGTAAAAGATATTCCACTGTCGTCTCCAGCCGAAGTAATGGTAACTGTTCTGGCATGAGATAAAGTCACCGAGCCACTGTCCGCTAAAGCACCGCCAATCGTTAATGCAGCGTTGTTTCCAACCGCTGCATCTGTTGAAATGCCATTTGGATCTGCCGCTAGGGTGTCAGCCGTAATAGTAACCGAAATTACATCTGAACCTGCCATAAATTACCCCCTTTTATGCGTCGGCAAATGGAGTGACTACCGTACCGGAAGCAAGAACAGTTCCTGAAACAACGTATTTAGCACTGGCCGCTGCATACGCTGTAACCACGGTTCCAGCAATGCCGCCCTTAGTAGAA